GCGGCGGCAGAGATACGCAGGCAGCGGGACCTTTTTTCATTTCTTCTCTTTCTTCTTTTCTTTTTTGTCAAATTTACCCCCTATGTTCCTGCTTCCGGTGCCCGCCCCACCCAACATCACATTTATCGCAATCGGCACTTTTGCCGTGCAGCGGGCAGCTTGCGGCTCTGCCGCTTGCCCAAAGGGCTGGCCGAATAATCGAAAGGAGAAATAATAATGAAAGTACCCATCAACAAGGACAGCCCCTTGGCAATGGACGACTTTGACGCCGCTGTGCAGCAGCGTATGGAGCGCCTGCAAAGCTACATCGACCTGATCCGCACCGCCGAAGCTGTAGAGGAAGAGGTCAAGGCCAAGGGTGCAAAACTGTATCTTGGTCCGGAAGATGTGGCGGCATACCTGAATTGCAGCATACCGACAGCAAGGCAGTATATGCACCGTCCGGGCTTCCCTCTCATTCAGTTGGGCGAGAACGGCACCAAGTTAGCTGTGTTCGCCCCGGCGTTCCACGCATATAACGCCGGAAAGTACTAAATTGCAGTCAACTGCAAGAAAGGAGCACTCCAATGACCAAGAGAGAAAAGGCAGGCTTGGTTCTGGTGATTACCGGCTTCCTGCTGGTGCTGCTGGGCTGCTGCCTGGTGGCGGACACCCCCTATTGGTGGGTGTCCATAGTGATCAGCGGTACCGGCTGCGCATTGATCGCCCTGGCGGTGTTCGTGCTGCCCAAGGACGAGGACGAGCCCCGGCAGGACAAGCAGCTGGTGATCGAGGACGAAAACCACAAGGTGGTGCTGGTAGCGCCGCTGACAGACTTTGAATTGGCGTATCTGCACGCCGTCAAACTGGGAAAGGATGATGAAAATGGAAGATTACATTGATTTGGTAATTGCTAAGCTGGACGAGGACCACATTGTCCTGCGGGCGCCGTGGAACACCGTTAGAGCCGGTGACACCGTGTATGTGCGTGGCGATGGCAATTACAAGGCGCTGGAAGTAATTGCAGAGCGGAAAACCAAGGCCCTGATGGAATTGCCAAAAGTGACCGCCATTATGCTGCCACTGGAGTATAACGACGAACCAAGCAGCGGGCAAAAAGAAAAAGCCGACTGAGCGACCAGTCGACTTAAACCACAGGCGGCGAAAAGAAAGTAAAACGCCTGCGCTAATTACATTATATATAAGGACCGCAAAGAAGTCAAGGACAAGCCGTGCGGCAAGGGCGAAAAAAGGGGTCTGTGCTCCTTTTTTGCTCCTTGTTCAAAGTATTATTTTTAGACGCAAAGCGCCAACGGCAAAAGGATATATCTTTCGGCATTCTTCAGCTGGTTAGGCGCAGGCAGGAGACCGGCGGCAACAGGGTGTGCACCCGCGCCGCATAATGAGGAGCTGTGCACTGTGGGAATGTGGAACACGCCGGTGAACCGGTGGGAAACTTGATTTTCCACCCGGGAGCCGATCCGCGTTTTCCAGCATTTCCATAGTGTGCCGGTCCGTCCAGAAAGGAGCAAACCAAAATGCCATGGGTGCAAAAGACCACCCACGCAGGTAAATGTATCTACATTCAGCGGCATTACTCCTCCCGCTATGGCAGCAAGAATAAATGCACCAGGGGCAGCAACTACGGAAAAACCAGCGAGGCCCAGGCGGCAGTCAACAATCGCCAGGCGTGCCTACAGCAGGAGATGATCTTTAATGCAAACTTCGGACCCGGTGACCTGACAGCTACTTTTACATTCCGAAAGGCGGACAGGCCCAAGGACCTGCAAGAGATTAAAAAACTGTGGGCCGCCTATATGGCCAAACTGCGATATGCCTACAAAAAGGCCGGTGTTGAATTCAAGTGGATGAGAGCCATTGAGACCCCGGACAAGAACCCACATATCCACATGGCGCTGTCCGGTATTGACTTGACCAAGCTGCCCAGGTGGCCTTATGGCCGGGTGGAATATGTACCGGTGGATGATCGAGACCACCACACCTACGGTGGGTACCTACGCGAGGAGACCCACATCAAACAAGGGCACGAGGGCAAGTACACAACGGCCAAGTCCAGAGTGTGCTTTAGCCGCAGCCGTAACCTGGTGGTACCGGAACCGGAATACCAGGTCATCTATAGCGACCACTGGGCAGATGAGCCAAGAGCACCCAAGGGATACTATGTGGTCAAGGACACGCTGAACAACTGGGAGGACGAAGTCACCGGTTTTAAGTATCAATCCTATGTGCTCTGCCCTATTCGGGCAAAGAACCATAGGTACCTGTGTTAGGAGGACAAAGTGACATACATACAGCAATGGGAACAAATGCGGGACAAGGTGCGCAACTTAGAGCGGGAACGCCAAACACAGCTGATTTTGGCACCGCACAACGCATACGGCTTCAAGCTGAACATCAACCACCCGCTGATCCGGCCAAAGTGGGACGCATTTAAGAGCGCAAATGGACTGGGCCAGTATGGCATGACGGACGATCTGCGCCGGGAGTTTGAGGAGACAGTGCTTGCCAGCAAATATATGCAGAAATGCCTTGAGCAGGAGCAGCAGCGCATTGGTGCAGTGGAGCACCAGTTCATCCGTATGGCTTACGCTCCTGCGGAGCAGGCAGCGGGCTGATGGGTACTCAAGAACACTGGACTGCTGCCCAATACCAGGAGTATATCCGGCAGCGGGCCAAAGGCGGGAACAAATACCACGCGGTAAAAGCCCAAGCAGACGGCCGTACATACGACAGTCAAAGCGAGTGCAAGCGAAGCAAGGCTTATTTTTTATACGACCTGCCAGACGGCGAGCAAATGCTCAGTAATGGCAGCTGCGGGTACATTCTGTACGGCCACCCGGAATACACGCCGGAGACGCTGCGTATGGTCGCTGACTTGGCAGAGGATGACAGCGTGATCATGACAAGAATGCCAAAAGCGGATCTGCCGCTGGCAGACCAATGCCCCGATGAAGAATATGCCGCCCCGCTGGACACCTGCATTGTAGCCGCAGGCGCTGTATGGCAACCGCTGATTGTAGGTGCGGGCATGACATTCATCAACAAAAGAGCGTTGCAACCTATCGAAAAGGAAGAAGAGGGGTACGATCTGTACCGGCGCGGGGACCTGGTGGTAGTTAAGTCCGGCCTGATCGTGCAGGGCGTGATCAGAACAATGGATCTGTCCAAATCAGAAGCTGTATGTCGGGATCTGATCAACCTGGGCACCGTGGCCGGTATGGCCTTTGAGGAGCGCAATAATGAAGAATGAGAACGAAAAAACTACAGTTGCGATCTTGGCGACGATATGCAGAGATGTGTGTATCTACGGCTCAATCAATAACCGGTGCGGCCTGGACAAGCCGGAACTGGACGAGCACTGCCAGCGTTGCGCGCTGGCGCAGATCAAGGAGGTAACGCTGAAATGACCGAGAAAATCCAAAAAGCCATTGATAAGATCGACCAGGAGGCGGAGAAGATGGGTAGCGCCACCGTGCGTCTGCTATGCTCACACATTATAGACCACTGCCTGGTCAATGATGAAAACGCGGACAAGGTGCTGGATGAGGGCAAGAGCCTGAAAGGCTGCTGGGATCACATCACCAGTAACGCCCGGAAACAAGCCGCGGGCAACTGCGCAGCCGTGCCGGACGACACCGTGTACGAATGGGCAGCGGGCTATTACGGCTTTACCGCCGAAGAGAACAAGGCGGAGATCATCGACCTGCTGGATCTGCTGTGAGGTGTCGGTATGGGAAAGAAACTGAACACGCTTACGCAGGAACAGGCAGAGAAAATCTGGGACGGCCGCCCGAAACTGCCGGAGAAAAAGATACTGACATTTGCACACAAGCAAGTGTTCGTCAACGAGCAGTATTTTTTTAAGCACAAAGAATGCGGCCATAGGTATGGCTATTGTACCGCTTGCGGCAAGGATGTGCAGATCGACATTGAGAACATGCGACTATGGACGGACAAACACGCAGCTTGCCGCTCTGCACGGCATAACGACACCGTATGCTGCCCCGCCTGCGGGCACGAAGTCCAAGCCAAAGACGCCGGGCGTGGCCGTAGTCAGCTGGTCAACGCGGCAGTGGTAGCGGTAACGCAGCGGACAAGGAACGGTGGGATATTACTTTCTTTCGTTCGGGTGTACGAAGACTATAGATACGGCTTTAAGGCCGCGCCAGAAATGGGCGGACTGCTGTACGCCGCATACTTCAATCTTGGGCAGCACTTCGTGGCTGAACGCAGTTACTATTGTGACGATATGTTCATCAGCGTAAAACAAAAGCCAACACGCAAACTGCCGTGCACGGTGGAGCCAGCCAAACTGGATCACAACAGTTGGAAGTGCACAGAGGGAGAGGGAGCAAAGCTGCTGGGCTTTGAAGAGGCGTTGGAAAAAAGTAACCTACGCTATCTGCCATGGGAGACATACCACGAATGTGCGCAGCAACTGCACCGTAGCGCTATAGCCAACTACCCGGTCAACCTGCTTGGGTTACTGTATCAATACAGCCGCCATCCGGTGCTGACAGAGCGCCTGATCAAAGAGGGCAACAGCGACTTGGTAGCCGAACAGGTGGAGTGGAACTGCACAACCGGTATGGACTACAAGCAAGTGGTGCCTTACAAGGCAATGCGACTGACCAAGCCGGAGTACCGCATGATAAAAGCAAAATACAAGATTTGCTGTTCAACACTCAGAGCAACAGCGGCGCTGAAAAAATACGGCTGTAAAATGTCAGATAAAAATATTCTTTTTTTTCTTGCTTTCCAATACACATGGAGCCCGCAAAAATGCTACAAGGCGCTTGATGTTTTGCGGCAGAACCTATCTCCGCAAAAGGCAATAAACTGGGTAAACCGGCAGGCAGCGGGATATGGAACGCCAACAAATGTGCTCTCAGATTACAGCGACTATCTGGATCAGTGCAGGCGGTTGGGCCTGGATGTTAACCGTAAAGAGGTAGCCGTACCGCAGAATCTGCGAGATCTGCACCGGCAGTATTCCGAAGAATTGACACGCCGAGCCAACGAAAAGAAAGCAAAAGAGCAAGCCGAGCGGTCAAAGAAGTTAGCTAAGGATCTGCCAAAGTTGAAACGCAAATATGCATACGCCAGCAGCGGGCTGTTCATTCGGCCGGCCGAGGGACCGGAAGATCTGCTGAAAGAGGGTTGTGCCCAGCACAACTGTGTGTACTCCTGTTACACGGAACAATACCTGGACAGAAAGACGGATATACTTTTCGTCCGCAAGCAGTCGAACCCGGATCAATCCTATGTGACCGTTGAGTTCAAAAACGGCGCCGTTATTCAATGCAGAGCCGATCACAACCGACCTGCACCGCCGGATGTGCAGGAGTTTATGCAAGCCTGGCTTGCCTACCTAAAGTCGAACAGAAAAACGAAAGCAGTCAGTTAAGGAGGACTTATGGATAACCAAATCACTACAATGCAAGAAGTAACGCCCACCACACAGAAAGCCTACGACACCCACGCCCGGATCCTGGCCAATGGCCAGGTAATGGCCAGAGCACTGGTAGATGTGTGCCACGATCTTAAGACTATGCGGGATGAGGGCCTATACACGGAGCTGGGCTATGACACATTCGAGGAGTACGCCGAGCAAGCCTGCGGCATTAAGCAGCGGCAAGCCTATTCCTACATATCAGCATACGAAAAGTTGGGTCAGAAGTATATGGCCGACCACGCCGACCTGGGGATCACCAAGCTGGAGCTGATCTCTCAAATCAGCAGTTATGAGCGGGAAGAGTTCACCGCAGATGTGGATTTGGAGAGTGCCACAGTCAGGGAGTTAAAGGCAGAGGTGGAACGCTACAAGAAGCAGACGGAACAGCTGACCTTCGATCTTGGCCAGGCACAGAGCGAATTAAGCGAAGTGCCGGAGCCGGTGGACACGGACACACTCCGTTCTTCCATTGAGCAGGAAGTTAAAGCCAAGTACAGTGCCCAGCTGGAAGAATTGCAGCAGCGGGCCGACGCAGCGCCGGACCCGGAGGCGATCCGAAAGGAAGCGAAAAAGGAAGCCACCAAGGAATACAAAGCTAAACTGGCAACGGCAAAGGCAGACGCCGAGAAAAGGACCAAAGCCGCTGTGGAAAAACTGGAGCAGGAAAAGGCAGACCTGGAACGGCAGTTGGACAGTAGTGCCACCAAGTTGGACGCCGCTGTTCGGCAAGCCAAGGCAGCGGGTGCAGACACGGATGTGGCAGCCTGCCGGGTGTACTTCACCGAGCTGCAACAAACCGCCGCAAAGGTACAGGAGCTGATCGGCAAGATCAATGCCAAGGATCCGGCCACCGGCACCAAACTCTCCGCCGCCGTTATTTCCGTTTTGCAGTCAACTGCAAAGAATTTGGAGGTGGCAGGCACCGAACGCGGCAACGGCGGCTTCGGGAGTACAGGGAGGTGAGCAGGATGTGTATAGCAGCACAAATCATTCTTGTGGCCGGGGCGGTCATTGTTGCATTTTTCGGCGTGATCGGCTTTGGTCCGAACTTTAAGAAATGAGCGGAATAAAAAGTAGGAGGAAAAATGACGAACAATGAAAAGAAGGAATGGCTGCAACGCTATCGGGAGTGCTGGGCGGAGGTTGAGATTACACAACAGGAGATCGAAGAACTGAACAGCCGGGCGCAAAAGATCACGGCTTCCCTCTCTCCCACGCCGGGAGGCGGGCAGCGGGCAGATTTTACCTTGACGGTAGATCGCATTATAGAACTGAAAGAGAAGCTGGACCAACAAGTCCGGCTTGCTCTGTTGCAGCGGGCAGAAATTGAGGCTGCTATTGAGCAGGTACGCAGTCCGTTGCACCGGCGTGTGTTGCGTCGGCGGTATTTGAACGGTGACACTTTTGAGAAGATCGCGGTGGACGAAGATATTACATACAATCACCTGGTCTCTCGCATTCACCCGCAGTCCCTGGATATGCTGGAATGTGAAAAATGAAAAAACCACTATGCAATGCATGTTGATGTTATAGTATGCAGGTTGCCGTCTGTGTTATAGTATAAACTGCCAAACAGATTGAAAGAGCGCTCCAAACGGTGCGCTCTTTGGCTTTTGCTTTTGTGCTTTTCCTTTCTTAAATGCGGTTACTACGAGGCCCATTTTCAGATGTGCTATAATTATGGTGAGCGAAAGGGGGAAAACAAATACATGCGTAAACGCTCTGAAAAACCTTTAGGCAAGCAGCAGAAGAAAAATCGTGAAGTCCTGAAGTACGAAGAGATCAAGACAGAACTGACCAACATTTCTCCGGCAGAACGCCGGCGCAAACGCATTATGGCTGAGACGGATGTGAAATCCGCATCCAAATTCTTTAATGCGTCTATGGCAGCAGAGTTTTCTTTGATTGCGACTATGACTTCTTGGATCGTTGCACTTCACAATGACTGTAAAGGAGTGATAAGCTATATCGTCCTTGTCGTAGTGATCGTGGCCGCTATCGTTACATCAGTTGCTTTGTTGTTTACTTGGATAAAGAAAAATATCCATCTTGAAAAAACGGTACTAACGCTTGAGATACTGGATGAATTTTTTCCAAATAGCAAACAGAAAAAATAACAGCATATAATCCGTAATTATTACAAAGGAGGTGAGCAGTGTGGGTAAAGAGACCTTAACACCTAAACAAAGGTTGTTCTGTTATGAATATGTGCTCGACCATAATGGGAAACGGTCTTACCAGGCTGCTTACCCGAATTGTAAGGCGCCCGGGAGCGCAGAAAGCCAAGCAAGCCGATTGCTAAGAAATGATAAGGTAAAAAAATTTATCGCTGAGCTGGAAAAGCGAAAGCTGGACAAGTTGGATTTTACCGCAACGGATGTGCTGAACGCACTGTGCTCCATCGGGTTTGCAGAGACGGCAAAGCCGCCGAATACATCTGATCGGGTGAAAGCCCTGGCAGAGCTTCTGCGTCACTTTGAATTGGCCCGAGGGCATGAAGATGAGCAGACGGACGATGGCTTTCTGGAGGCCTTGGAGCAGAAAGCGGGTGAACAGGCATGGGAAGAATAAGCACCTTTCATTTTCAGCCATTCTCCGCCAAGCAGCTCCAGGTGCTCACCTGGTGGTGCAAAACATCACCTGTGAGCGACAAAAACGGAATAATTGCAGACGGCGCTATACGATCCGGTAAGACGGTGAGTATGGCGCTTAGCTATATTCTGTGGGCTATGAGTACCTACAGCGGCATGAACTTTGCCATGTGCGGCAAGACAATCAGCTCCTTTCGCCGGAATGTGCTTTCTTTTCTGCCTGCAATGCTGCAAAGTCGCGGGTATCAGGTGAAATACAGCCGCAGCGACAATGTGCTTGTGGTGACGCGGGGTGGTACGGAAAACGCGTTTTATATCTTCGGGGGCAAGGACGAAAGCAGCCAGGATCTGATCCAGGGTATGACCCTGGCCGGTGTGTTCTTTGACGAGGTGGCTTTAATGCCCCAGTCCTTTGTACAGCAGGCCACCGCCCGGTGTTCTGTCAGCGGCGCAAAATTTTGGTTTAACTGTAATCCGGATAACCCACACCACTGGTTTTATGAAGAATGGATCCTGCCGGAGAAGCGGCAAGAAAAGCGAATACTCTACCTTCACTTTACGATGGACGATAACTTGTCCTTGACAGAGGAGGTCAAAGCCCGGTACAGAACGATGTACGCGGGCGTTTTTTATGCTCGGTATATTCTGGGCGAATGGAAAGTGGCAGAGGGCCTGATCTACGATATGTTTGACGAAAGGCGGCACTGTATTCCGCTGCCGCCGGATAACGAACTGCAAGGTTCTGCCTATATCAGTGTGGACTACGGTACGCTAAACCCTACGGTGTTCCTGATGTGGCGCAAATATCACGGCAAGTGGCTGTGCACCAAGGAATATTACTATTCCGGGCGAGAGAACCATAAACAAAGAACGGACGCAGAGTATGCGGACGAGATGATGGCCTTTATCGGCGATACGCCGTATACCTGCGTAGTGGTTGACCCTTCGGCGGCTTCTTTCATTACAGAACTGCAAAGGCGGGGGCTCAAGGTATTAAAGGCGGATAACGCGGTGCTGGATGGAATCCGTACCGTATGTACGCTATTGCAGCGGGCAGATCTGCTGTTCAGTAAGGACTGCACCCGTACCATTGCAGAATTTTACGCCTACCGTTGGTACGACAAAGCGGCGGAGGCGGGCCGGGACGAACCGGTCAAACAGGACGACCACGCTATGGACGCTATGCGTTACTTTGTAAGCACGGCGCTGGGGCGGATCGTAACAAGGAGGACATAGGATGATACTTTACATGAACCGGCGGGATGTGCCGAACCTTGACCGGGGCGAGTTGCCTTCTGCGGTGATCGATTATGTGATCGGTAAAGCAAATAAATATGAAAGACGGTGTTGCGCCCTATATGGTCGGTATATCGGTGTTCCACAGCTTCACCGTGGAGATGAAGAGGATGATGTGCGGGCGGAGACCAACTACGCCAAGTATATCGTAGATATTATTCGCGGCTACTTCCTAAGTGAGCCGGTAAAGTACGATTGCAACGACCGGGACAAGAAAGACAGTCAGGCACAGCTTTCCCTGGTGTCTACGGTTGAGGCCAAGCTGGACCGGCAAAACGGCAACCTTGTCCGTCACAACGCTGTGGATGAGGACAAAGACGGCCTTTGCGATCTGTGCGGAAAGAAGATTGACATTTCCGCCGTCATGGCGGCCTATCACAGCCAGAATATTGCTACCGTAGATCAACGAAACGGAAAGGCTATGGGTATATACGGCGAAAGCTGTGAACTGCTATATGCCAGCACAGATGAGCAACCACGCCCGCGATCCGCAGTGTATGCGCCGGATCAGATCGTGCTGGTGCAAGATGATACCGTGGAGCACAAGGATCTGTTTGCGCTGTGGTTTGAGCAGCGGGAACGCACAGATCGCAGCCGGTACTATGCGGTAACAGTCTATACGGCTACCCAGTATCAGCAGTACGAAAGCACATCGCTGGATAAAGAAAACTATGTGTACAACCCGGTGGGTGCACCGGTGCCACACTTCTTTGATGAGGTGCCGGTGGTGTGTTATGAGAACAACGAGGAGAGACAAGGCGACTTTGAGCAGGTGGCCAACCTGATAGACGCCCGCAATGAGTTGCTGTCCGATCGTCTGACGGACAAGCGCAAGTTTGTCAATTCTATTTTAGCTGCTTATGGTGCGGTATTGCCGCCGGAGACGATGGCAGCCGCAAAGCAAGATCACTTTGTAGATGGTATTCCACAGGACGCCCGGTTGGAATATGTGCAAAAGACCTTTGATGAGAACGCATTAAAGGTGCTGGACGATACGCTGGTATCGGATATTCATAAGATGACCTTAACCCCGGATATGACAGACCAGGCCTTTGCAGGCAACGCCAGTGGCGTGGCGCTGAAATTGAAGCTGCTGGCCTTGCACCTGCTAGTAAAAAGCAAAATGAGTGCCATGGAGGCGGGCTTAAAGAAACGCTGGAGATTATATAACAACTGGTTGGCCCATAACGGAATTGATCCGGTATCCGTGGACGATGTGGATATTGTGTTCACTGTGGCCCTGCCCATTGATGAGGCGCAGATCGTGCAGATGGTGTGCACCTTGAAGAATGCCGGACTGGTTGACGATCAGACGCTGTTGTCCCTGCTATGGTTCGTTAAGGACCCGGCGGAAGCTGTGGAGAACATGAAACAGCAAAAGCAGGAGAACCAGCAGCAGTATATGGACAGCTTTGCCGCCAAGGCGGAGGACAAAGCTGATGAAAAGGGACAGTCGGCAGATCAGAAACAGCAAGACAAAGAAAAGGACGCTTAACCTATGAAAGCAGCAGAGTATTGGAAAAGGCGAACGGTTGACCTGGAACACCTGCTGCAAGCGCGCACCACCGCTACGATGGTGGAGGTCAACCGTATGTACGCCCAGGGTGTAGAGCAGCTCAACGAGCAAATTGAGCGTATTCTCCGCCGGTATGTTAAAAACGGTCAGATCAGCCAGGCTTATGCCTTG